TTTTGCGCTCCATCAATTAAGTGAATCTCAGCCATATAGCCTTCCATATAACGGCCAGCAGCACCTCCACTTGGCGTCCAACTACCAATACGATTTACAACATCATCAAAGAAGGGGTAATCGGTATCACTACCAAGAGCATTGGCATCTGCCGTAATCAATTCGCCGTTAATATAAACTTTCATTCTGTTGGATTGAGTGCCTTGGGTCGTATCCATTGCAAAAACAAAATGATACCAACTCGCTGGGTCTCGGAGCCTAACGCTATTTGCTCGCCAAAGAGCGGACGAACCATCTGATAGTTCCAAGCGTTCACGACTAAAATCAGTCTCTGAACTATCAATATACCATGTTAGACCGTAGTCACCCCCTGCGGCACTGAACATTGCTATACTTTCACCTGTTCCAAGATTACCTCTTTTAACCCAACAACTAATTGTATTGGTCTTCTGATTCCCCGCAGAACTTGGAGTTCTGTGCATGTAGGCAGAATCGTTATCATTGAAACGAATAGATTGCTCAATCTCGTAAGTAGACCCAGCATTAGCCAGCCACTGTGATCCAAACATTGTCATTAAGAGAACGCCAACTGTGGTGTGCCAAGTAAAATATTACCAGCAGATTGAACAAAGTATGGTAGAATATCTACAGAGTTAGCTGCTGTACTAAGTGTAATACCTCCAGCAGCCGCTGATTCATAATCAGTACCAAGGCTAAGAGTTCTACTGCCTGTACCATCTTGAATAAGAACTATAACACCAGCCTGTCCTACACTTTCTGTAGAAGGATTAACAAGAGTTGTGTTACCTGTCAGTGTTAATACAAAGTTTTGATTAGCACTGAAGTCAAGAGTTACGTTACCAGTATTAGAAGTATCTGTATCAGTAGTTGCAAGAACAATACCTACAGCACGAATACCTGCTTCAGCAGAAACAAGACCACTAACTCTTACAGTTCCTAAGAAGCCTGAGTTACCTGTAGCAGTAACTGTTCCTAGAAGATTAGTAGCACCGCCTACACTTAAAGCACCAGCTATAGAAACAGCCCCACCAATTGTAACTGTGCCACCGAAGTTTGAATTACCACTTACACTTACGTCATCTTCAAACTCAGCCTTACCTGTAGCTAAGAATGTACCACCTACAGAAGTGTTACCAGCTATATTAACTGCTCCACTTACTGATACATCTCCTTCAAAGATAGCAGTACCCGCTATTGTAACCGTAGAAGAAAATAAGGCTGCACCTGTAACATTAAGAGCACCTTCAAGACTTGTTGCTCCGCTTACTCTGACTGTACCTAAGAAGCCTGTATTACCTGTAACAGTAGTAGCTCCTGTAACTTTAAGAGTGCCTACTAATTGGCTATTACCTGATACACAAACGTCATCGTTAAATTCTGCTTTACAGCCTACAACTAGTCCAGCTTCAAGACTTGTTGCTCCACTAACTCTTACAGTTCCTAAGAACCCTGTGTTACCTGTAGCGGTAACTGTACCTAGAAGTTTCGTAGTACCACTTACTGATATATTACTTTTAAATGTTCCTGCCCCTACTACTGTCACTGTAGAAGAGAACAAAGCTGCTCCCGTAACATTTAAAGCAGCCTCAAGGCTTGTAGCTCCACTAACTCTTACAGTTCCTAAGAACCCTGCATTACCTGTAGCAGTAACTGTACTTAATAAATTAACAGCACCATTTACACTTAAAGTAGACGCTAGACTTACAGCACCTGTTACACTGAGTGTCCCACCTATTGATACATTACCACCTACTGCTAAGTTACCAGAGACTGATACATTACCGTCATATGTAATACCACCAGCAGCAAAGAGTGTTCCACCTATAGATACATTACCTGCTATGTCTACATTACCACTTACTGATACATTGCTTTTAAAGGCTGCTGCTCCTACTACTGTGACAGTAGAAGCAAAATTAGATGCTCCCCCAACACTAAGAGTAGATGCTAGGCTTACTGCACCTACAATTGTCACAGTATTACCAAAGTTAGCAACTCCACCTACACTAAGAGTAGAAGCTAAAGAGACTGCACCACCTACTGTTACTGTACCCAATAGTCTAGTATTACCGCTTACACTTACATCACTCTTAAATGTTCCTGCTCCTACTACTGTTACTGTAGATGCAAAGTTAGACGCACCACCAACACTTAGTGTAGAAGCAAGAGATACTGCTCCACCAACTGTTACTGTGCCTAATAGTCTAGTGTTACCGCTTACTGATACATCATCTTTAAATGTAGCTGCACCAACTGCTGTAACAGTAGCTTGGAAACTAGCAGCACCAATTACATTGGATGTACCACTAACAGAAAGATTGCCTCCTATATTTACAAAACCAGAGACAGAGATATTAGTAGTAACACCTAGCTCTGCTTCTACATTTGTAAGATTAGAACCATCACCATAAAATTCAGCAGCAGTTACATTACCAACAACATTTATATTACCACTTACACTTACATTAGTTGCAAAGTTAGCTACACCCTCAACATCAAGAACACCACCAATACAGGCTGATGTTGCTACATCAAGTCTACCGCTTACTGATACGTCATTGCTAAAGGTTGCCTTGGATGTAAAGCCAGAAGCACCTGCTACATTAAATGTACCACCTACTGTTACATTATTCTTCAGGGCTGCTACATTCTCTACTGTAACTGTAGACTTAAAGGTAGCTGCTCCTACGGCTGTTACTGTACTCTGTAGTTGTGCTGCACCTGATACTGTAACCGTAGAACCAAACTGTGCTGCACCACCAACTGAGAGAGCAGCCTGTAAATGTGTTGCACCTACTATTGTAGCCGTACCACTTACATATAAATTACCACCTACTGTGGCATTACTGACTGAGATGTTTCCTGCAATAGTTGCAGTAACACCACTAATATTAGAACCATCACCATAGAATGCAGAAGCACATACTTTTTCATCTACGTGTAAATTATCAGCAATAGAAGTAGCACCATCTACAACAAGTGTACCAGTAAATTTAGCAGAGTTAGTTGCTAATTGAAAAGAACTGTCTGTGCCGTCACCACTTTCAATAGTAGCAAGGCCAGCACTAACACCAGTATTGGTACTTACACCAACTCTTAGTAGTTGCTTATAAGTATTAGCAATTGTTTTTCCGGTTAAGTCTGTCATATTAGGTTCCAATACTTGTCTGTGTCTTCCCACTTAGTCGTAGCTTGCGCCCACGTAAGGTTCCTACCGCCATTATCAGGGCGTGGATCACGTATAGCAGGGTTGTCTCTGACATCAGGAATTTTATTTTGTGGATGGTTCTTTAGATCAAACTGTCCTTCAAAGTCTGTAGGACATACTAACATACCATAACTATTAAAACGCATTACCCGATGAGGGTAGACAAAGCCACATGTATCACACATGGCTATTGCGTTCTTATTACTTGCCATTAGACATACCTCAATCTAGGCACAACCCTCATGGTAGCTCGTTCTCTATCTTCTTGGAAGGCTCTGGCAAGAAGTTCTTCGTAGTTAGTCTTTAACATTTGTATTCTAGCAGCTTCTACACCGGGACGTTTCATTGACATGTAGTAAGCAAGACCACAAGTAAGAGGTGGTAGAAAACGTGTAGGCATGTCTGCATTCTGTCCAGCAGATTTATCTACATCCTGCAATGCACTGATACGTTCAATCTTCATTATATCAGTAGAGTTCTCAGGAATAGGCCATACAGAAAGAACAGGGTTATCCCGTCCCCTGCGTATAGAATACTGAGAAGGTCTGCCTGTCTGGGTCTTGTTGGGGATTATTAGATATTCTTCAGGAGAGATACGTTCCAACTGAATGTCAGTACTATCTCTATTAAGAACAACCTCAAGAGCATCTACAGTAGAACTACTGAGGTTATAAGCACCTACACTGGAAGTTACAGTAACAGCAGTAGTCTCTGTAGTCCACAGCAGTACTCCTCTGTTCTGCCAGTCTTTAAGCATAAGGTTTATTGAACGTCTAGCAGAAGCAGGTTCGTGACCAAGGGTTTGCTCTCCCCCAATCATTTCCATTGCTTCTTGTATTACTTGATCTATATCAAGATTAAAATCATATGTACCTGATACTGCCATTACGCTTTCCTATACTTTGCTGTTTTCTTAGCTATTCTTTTCGGCTGCGGCACGTTCTTTTCCCCGGCAGCAGTCCCTTTTTTCTTTGCTCTGGTGGTCGCTGCATATTCCTTTGATGACAGTGCTTTGATTGCTTTCTTGGGAAGATACCGCTCGCCTGTCTTGCTGCTTGGCTTGCCTG